GGTTCTTTATCTTCCAGTGCCCATATTGGTCGCACCGCTCTGGTTCTAGTGTCAGGTTCCTAGTATATCCCGCGTGGATGAACAAACCCATTAAATCATCCATTCTTATGATGCAACAATAGTCGTCAACTGTCTCACCTTGGCCGTTTAGTCTGAGAATTGCAAATCCCAACTTGCCTGATTCACGGCTTTTTAGTTGATCCATAACTTGTTTGGGTTGAAACCCGGCTCTAGCTTTGACTTCTACGTCAAATGGGACATTTAGGACATCTGAGCCTTGACGACCAGCGCCAGCGGAATCCGCGAATGGAAACCACTGACGCATATAGTCGGCAACTATTTTCTGAGTTCGCATACCTCTATGCTTGCGATGCTGACTAGCCATTAACCGCATGGCATTTCTCGCATTGCCACTGCAACGGCGATATACTATGCACCCGCACTGAATCATCCAAGTGTGGCATTTCGTTACACATCTGACAGATCAGAACTGGCACTTCTCCTAGCAAAGTTTTAGTGCCATCTGGTCTTGTTATTTCAACATAACCCATTATTCAACTCCTTCCGGTAATCTCCACTTGCCTGTTGTTTTGCTCATTACATACCAAATCGCAGGACATCTGTCTCCCTTTGATGCACCACGAACTTCACACATTGCACCTTGCCAAGCTTTACCTGATGCGCTAACTCCAGACTTTATAGTTCTAGGGCCATGACTACATGTAGGAATCGGCTCAGCTTCTCCGAATGTCTGTTGCACAAGTTGAGCAGCTTCTTCCAGTGATACCGGCTCTGGCGTTGGTTCTTTACCTACAAATTCATCCCAGGTGTTATTTATAGCAAGTGGCGCATTTGCAATAGCTTCACTAGCCAAATCATTCTTTACTCGTGCAACTTTTGCCATCTCTGATTGACTTGCTCTCTTGCCTTTTGCTGCATAACCTGCATTTGCAAGCGCCCGGCCAATCGCGCTAGTCTCGCAATTCTCCAACGCAGAAGTTGAATTGACACCGCGATCACTAATCTTCTCTTCAGCGTATCCCGTTGAGAATGGAACTTCATCCGCGAAAGTGCGGTAAATAGCCGCTCTAACAATAAATCTATCATTTGCAAAACTCTCCATAACTGTATCGATTCGAAAGTCTGGCCAGTCTAAAATAAACTTTTCCAGCCTTGATTCAACTGTCTCGTATTGACTTAGGTCAAATGCCATTTAATGCTCCTTGAGTAATTCCGTATCGCTCTTGTGCGAATTGGATTTGTTGTTTTAAGTCGAAGAAGGTTCCATCTGCCCATTTACTAGAATCTACTGCGCATTCCTGACAGTAATGGCGTGGAATCTTTGATGATCGTGGTAGTTCTGAAATAATAGTCCACGCAGCTTGCACCTGGCCTTTTGGATTTGTGGCTCCGTATTGATATTTGTGGTAGTCGCACCACTGGCCTCTTTTGGCATTAACCAGCATCAAGATCATCCCAGTCCATTGTGGCAAGTTCTCCTGCGATGGAGCAGTAATTGATAATGTCGAAGTAACTATCTTTGTGTTCTGCTTGCTCCGAGATACGACTGACTTTGAGTAGCAGCATACAGATTGCGACCTCGTGAGGGTCGATTGGATAACCCAGATACTCTGACCAGAGTCGCGAGATTCGAAGCATAGAAACATTTGGTGATCCATATTCAATATCTCTAGCGTTCGCAATTGCTTCGGCGCTTCTAAGGATTTCATCGCGTTTCATCGACTCGTATCCATAGGAATACGCATTAATGAGCGGCCAGCGTGCCAGCCTTCTCTTTTGCCTTTGTTATAACCTGCCCAATAAGCCGAGAATGCAGCTAGTGGCGGCAGGGTTAAAGCGCACAATAAACTTAAAGCGTTTAACTCTTCCATGATTACTCCCGTATCTATCCACAAGGGTTGTGAATAAGATAAGGGTTTCACGCCTAATGGGTTAAATCAACCTCATCGTGGCATATTTTGATAACGATTTGATAACGAAATCTTCATCCATATTGAGCCATTCGGCCCCGCAAAAGCCTTTATCCATACCTTTTGCCTTCAAACACGAACGATCCATCCTTTTCAATATGCACAATTGTGTTAGTCACGGCCTTTTTATCGACATAAAACACGGCGAATGCCTGTTGCCAGTTGCCCGTTCCCTTCATATATCCAGCCTTGCTAAATTGCATTAAGTTGCCCACTTCGACCCCACGCAGAACACGCCCTAAAACGCCCCCAGAGGCCTCTGTAAAGGCCGATTGACCTGCTCTGTGGGTATGACCACACACCACGCTTTTTCCATGCTTACGCGCCGCGTCAAGGGCTGTAAGACCCGGTGTGGGCTTCACGCTACCCTCATCCCCGTGAATGGCTATCCAGTCAGGTGCAAACTCTAATGGCTTCCGATGGAACTTAATACCCAATTCATCAAGCTTCATGAACTTCTCAAACTTCAATTCCGGTAATGCCAAGAATGCTGGGATTTTCTTCATAATCACGTTATAAAGGCGGTCAGTGTGATTTGACCGAATCATGTCCGTTACTTGAAGATCCCACAATATTTCGACAGTTGCATCACGATCAGCTCCCAGTGATTGCTCGAACCATCCAGGAGTTCCTTCTGTCCATCGGCTGATTTGGGGTAGGTCGATTTCATCGCCGATAGTAATGACTTGGTCTGGTTTGAATCGCTTAATAAACGATGCAACGTTTCTAACTGCTCTTTCGTCATGATAGGGAACTTGCAAGTCCGATATTACGACAATTTTTTTCAAGGTTAGTCCTCATCATCCTCATCAAAATACTCCGGCTGGTCAGGCAACCAATTCGGTTGGGGCAGTATCGTGGCAGGATAGGTTTGTGGGGCAGTAATTAAATATAGAGAATGGTCAACACTAAACCCGGCCCTGCGTAATGACTTGTAGTATTCATTCAAGCCGATGGCATATTGATCTAATGCTGAGTAATCAGTTACGTCAATAACTTTTCTACGAGTCATGATTAAATTATCGCTCTAGTAGTATGTTGTAAATCTCATCGACACGCGAATTCAATCGCTTAATTTCACCCAGTAAATGAGTAATGACGTAACCGGACAAGCCACCGATTACTGAAACTGTCGCTATGTATAGCGTGAAGAAATCTTGCTGGTTCATTTCTTAGGAGTTGCGTATCCAAATACGCCCGCTAGAACTGCCCAGAGAATGGCACGATAATCAATGTCAAAGTTCGAAGCTGCCCAAGCTGATAAGAATGCTCCGACAGTTAAGAAGATAGGGTTTTTGATATTCATTATTCTCCTAGTATGGGTAGTTTGAACTTGCGTTTGTCTTGATCTCCCAGTGGTGTAAAGCTAATATGGATGTGACTTGTATGAGGGTCGCCTGAATACTTGCGCCACTTCCAGAACATAATCCGGCTTGCTATCTTGCCATTGTAAATTATGTAACTTATCCGCTTATCTTTCTTGGCCAGCGTTCTAAGTTGATTTGCCAAATAATATGCGTTATTGGCTGGCCCACCCAAGTCACGATCAACATCGATGGCACGAACCGCCCCCGTAGATACACAAGGGTTATGATCCGACTTAGTTGATTGATGACGTGAATCTCCGATCCATCCATCCGAACGCTTATCTCTATCTGGGAATGCACGATTTATTTGATTCCGTAGAGTTTCGGCTGATTTACTCAGGAATGGTTTCATCATATTTTGGAACTATCCATTGACAAGTTTCCTCATCAAAACCAATAGCGTCAGCTGGTTCTGGCGCAATAAAAGCATCTCTAACTGGGTCGTATGTGTATCCAACTCCAGCGAGGTTATATCTAATGTTGCCGTGATAACTAGTTTGTAGCCAAGTGCCACCAAGATTATCTATTAACCATGAATAGCCTTCATCACCCGCTGGGTCATTGTTATCGCCTGTCAAAACACGTAAAACTATATTGTTTGCATCTACTTCTGCCCAATGACTCATACTGCATACCTCACAATAATAATTCCTGAACCGCCAGCTGCGCCAGCACTATCAGCTGTTGCTGCCACACCTGCGCCACCGCCGCCTCCTGTGTTTATTGTGCCAGCTGTTCCAGCAACACCGCTGGCTGTTCCACCTGCGCCACCGCCGCCTAAACCACCTGCGCCGCCAGTTGCAGTTCCGCCTTGATCCGTAAAACCTGCACCACCACCGCCTGCGTAATAACCGCTTGCACCAGTTGAAGTTGCAGTAGCCCATGATGAATAGGTATTTATACCATTGCCACCTGCGCCAGATGCGCCAGAAATTCCACTCGCGCCAACGGCCCCAGCTCCACCGCCGCCACCGCCACGATATTGTGCAATAGAAGATCCACCAGTATTACCTTGTCCTGATGTTGCAGAACCACCTGAGAAACCTGTGGTATCTGACGCACCCGCTCCACCGCCTGAACCACCAGTTAAACCAGCTGCACGTCTTCCAGCTCCACCGCCACCTTTAACAAGAGTCAATGAGCCAAATTGTGAATCGCCGCCAGGGCTTCCATTGACCGATGTGCCGCCTGACGCGCCAGGGCCGCCAATTGTGCAAGTGTAATTTCCAACACTTAAAGATTGAGAACTAAACGCTAATAAACCACCAGCTCCACCGCCACCTGAACCTGCGCCTGACGCTCCACCGCCACCTGCAACCACAAGAATGTCAGCAGTTAAAGTTGCACCAGTAACACCCAAAGTCCCATTGCCTGTAAAGACCCTGTAATTGAACCCACCGGAAGTGTAAAGTGTTCCGCCTGTAACAACAGGTCGATCACGATTTGAACCAATAATACCTAAAATTAATCCCATTACGATAAATCGCCAATAATTGTAAAAGTATTGCTTGCTGTGCAAATAACAGAACAAGCTGAGTAACGCGCCCGAAGATTAGGAGCAGTTGAAGTAGCACCTGTTGAAGTAATTGTTACCCCTGCACCTTGAGCAAATGTAGTCAAACCAACGCCGATTGATTGAACGTTAATTATGTTGCCTGTTGTAAATACTGAAGGCGGAATTGTTACTGTAACCGGTGAAGCGTTTGAAGTCGTAACCAATTTGCCTAAGTCGGCAGCTACTAAAGTATAGGTAGTTCCGGTCTGCGCATTGAAAGATAAAGTTGTATCATCTTGCTCTGTCCAGGTAAAGTCCAAGTCAGTGTTTGAATTCTTAGCCAATACTTGGCCGCTTAATCCACCTTTAAGATCAACGAAAGAAGTGTCAACCCCGCCTAGGGCAGTGCGAATAGCCGCTGCGCCATCTTTGACCAGGTCAGTATCATCTGGAGTTGTCCAGCCGAAATTTGTTGTAGTTGCCATTAGTTCTCCTTAAGCCACAATTGTAGCATTTAGCCAGTCTAGGGTTGGGTTGATTGTGTTCCATGTTTCGACCGCA